AATTTATCTTTAATCCGTTCTGCAATCGTGTAATTTGCTGCTGCTCCGATGCCTATAGGTGTAAAGGTATTTACTACTAGCACGCCATTTTGACGGTTAAAGCCTGCATTACCTATAGGCAGCAAGGTTACATAGGCATTATCACCAAATCGTATTAATACTTGAATCCATGGTGCATTACCTGGTGGTATAAACGGTATATTTGCATAACTAACCGGATAAGCCGGTGCAAGTGCCATTTCAGTAGCAATTCGTCCTTCAATGGCAGCACGGACATCATTATAAGTACTACTCATGATTCTATCCCAATCTTTGCTGCCGCAATTTTTACCCTACCTTGTACGTCTTTAGCCACTCCTTGCACCCATCCGGCTTGGCCACCTTGAGCGCCAGCAGTTTGTTTGCTGCTACCTTTTGCTAATGGTTCTGCATAAGGTAAATTATTGTGAACACTATAGATATTACCGATACGTTCTTGTTGATATCCAATGCGTGATAGTGGCATCATTGACGGATAATTACCTTTAGGTGCAATACCACCAGTTGCTGCATTCTCACCTACCTGCCAACTGGCGCGAAACCTACCAGTATCAACCGGACTTGCTTGTTTTAATAAGCTATCAGTTTCTAATACTGCTGCTCGCAATAATTTTTCCATTTGCTGCTCAGCATAATTACCAATATCACTGATTTTTATAATGCGTGTCATTATACCCTCAAAATTAAGTTATGACTTATTGGTATATTATCTTGCTCTGTAGTCGTAACTCGTATTACTTGATGCACTACTGCACCAATTAGCACCTTATCTGCTGTAATTGGTGCGTTTACAATATCTGCTGCAGCAATAGTTAAACGCTTATCACCAGCTTGGATTAAATCATTTACTTCACGTATATTTACATCTTCTAAAATACCACGGATAATAGTATCAGCTATAGTTTCAGTTGCTGTACCAGTCGTAGTGTTGTATGCGCCCATTGTAATTCGACGGATGGTAACAACACCACCAAATTTTGCCATTACCTTACTGGCAACTTTTCGTAATGGATTAGCAAGACTCATATTTTATACGCAATACAAGCGCCAGATTGTAATTGTATGCTAGTAAACAATCCATGAATTTCAGAGCCGGCTGGAAATGTTTCACCATTTAAAGTATTACCAGTCATATTAGTGCTGATAATTGTATTAATATGTGTATTTTCATAAAAATCAATATGATTAAACCTACCAGTATGCGCGGCAGTATCAGTAATCACCTCAGCGCCTAAGGTGTAATCGATTCCACTAATGGATTGGTGTCCTTTAAAGCTCATGATCGTTTGATTGCAAAATTGCCTGGTCCACTTATTCTAAGCCCTATTAGATAACGTTCAACCATCGGCGGAATTTTATCTGCACCAACTGCGCCGTCAAATTTAGGTGTAACGTCAAGATTGCCAATTTTTATATTTTTAAAATCTTCTAAACCACTTAAGCCAATACCATCAGTATTATTATTTAAATATGCTGCAAGCAGTACTTGCGCATATTGCACTTGTGGCGGTATTTCATCATCATCAAAATAATCAGTTGTAATTCTAAATGGAAACCCTACAGCATAGGTATTAATATAAGTATCAGGTTTACGCACGCCAGTACGCGGCCATTGCAATGCTTGTGTATCCATTGCACGTGCACCTAAATATCGCTCACGATCTAATCTTTGCGTTGCAGTATAAAGTGCGCGATTTTTAGCATCTGTTGTAGCAGATGCCCATGCTGTTATATCTGCATCTTGCACTAACCCGTCAATTATCAACTGGGCATTCGCCAGTGTTATGTACGAGTTTGCGCTTGCGCCGTTTGGTGTCGCATCGATTGCTATCGGCATTAGTTTTTTCTATAGGAATAGAGGCTACCTCCTTAGAGATAGCCTCACGTTCACGCATTCGCCGGAATGCAAATAACCCCATTAACTAGCAGCAGACTTAATTACAACAAAGTTAAGCACTAATGCCTCACCTGCAGTAGTGCCAAGATTTGACACTGTAGTAGTAAATGAGCCTGCAGCAACAGCGCTAATACTAGCAATATAAGTGCCAGTAGTAGCGCCAGATTGCACACATGCCACAACTACATCAGTTGCTGCAACAACGCTATTAGTGACCACAAAACTTACTTCAGCACCGCCCGCAAGTGATGCGTCATTAGTTGTGATTTGACCGCAAGGTTGGTTTAATGTAACGCCAGTAGATTTGCTAGTAGCTTGCGTAACGGCTCCGCCAGAAACGTAACCGATCGCTTTACCAGCACTTACTTCAAATTGTGAAGGCATGATTAGTGACCTTAGTAGTTAGAGGTTACTGTAGCACGTACGATACCAATATTTTTGGTTTCATACACTTTAGTCCAATTTCCAACCGTAGCTAATTGAGCTTGTGTTGGATTAACTGTGCCAACTGTCCATTTCGCACCAATGGGGTGGTAGCAATAATGAAGATCAATTGACATGGCATCGCTCTTAGCAAGGATGTCGCGATCAGTTTCAGTAGTAAGTCCCATTTGCTCGCCACTACCGACAGCGCCAGCAGTGAAGAAATACACCGGATAATTGGTGCTGGTAGGAGTTAAATCATCTGAAACAATAACACGTAACCCCATATAAGTAGCAACTACAGGATTATCATATGCACCTGTAACACTACCAGCAAACGCAGCAGGGTTAGCAGCATTACTTGCCGCTGCTGTTATGCGAGCTTCAGTTGCAGTTACATAATCAATAGCTTTACGCTCAACGAGGTCATAATAAACCGCGCTATGCATTGCTACTGTAGTTAACTTATCGCCTTGATCACCTAGTAATGCACGAGCTTTTGCACATTGACGTGGGCCAAGTGCTGTCATGTTACTGGTATCAAGCCGTAATGAACTAAATGCAGGTGAATCGGAGCCTGTTAATGAACCGAATACACCTTCAAGGCATTTAATTAGATCCTTTTGTCGTTGATTAGCAATGTAATCAGCAACCTTAGCGCCAATGGCAGCCATCGGATCAGACCCTGCGGCAAGTGCTGCTAAATCACGAGATTCAAACGCACGACCACGGTGTAAAACAACACCAACCTGCTTATCAGCAGTAATTTTACCAGGTGTTAATGAAGAACTATCAGTTAGAACTTCAAAATCACCAGTTAGGTTTGCTTTAAAAAACGGAACGTTAATGTAATCACCACCTTCAGACGCATTTAACTCCGCCATTGGTTGAACAACACCGGATGATAAAAATGCATCACGTTGTGTAGATTGTTCAATAACGTATGGAGTGAAAATTTCTGGGATGATGATATCAGAACGTAAAGTTGCCATGAATCCTCAAAAAATGGTTTACAGTTAGGGCGCAGCCCTGATACCAGCGCAGCCGGTTATCGATATTCTAGCGCATTGATTTTAAACGTTCATATAAATCACGATCTGTTTTAAATAGTCGCGCTTGTTCCGTTAAATTAAATGACTCCTTAGAAAATGGATTTTTAATACCTGCTGGTAATTCATTTGGTATGCCATTTGATGGCGCACCACTACCTTGTGGTTTTGGTTGCTTTTGCATCCATGATGGTAATTTTTTTGCCCAATCGCTAATCGGTGTGCGTTCGTAACCATTAACTACAACAACCGTGCCATCAGCTTCGCGTTCAATTTGTTCTGAATTTAACTTAGTCTTAAGAACAATATCTGGGTCATGAACAATATCAGCTAATGCTTGCACTGCTGGTGCAACTAATTCTAATTCTTTAATACGATCTTCAAGCTCACTAAGGCGCTTGTCTTTTTCCGCCTGCGTCTCGCGAAACTGCTGCTCTAAAGCTTGCTTTGCTTCGGTATATTTACCAGCATTCTCAAGTTCAGTTTGTTCAGCTTGGCGTTTAAATTCAAGTAATTCTTCAACATTTACACCTTCTGGCAATTTTGGTGCTTTTTTCGCTGCACGTAATTCAGCAATTAGCTCTTGATTTTTACGTTCAAGTGCTTCAATGCTTTTTTGCGTTTCTTCAACTGGTGTAGGATTTTCTTCAGGCATTGTTAAAATCAAATAATTTGGCAATTATATCTTAGCTACCATTTTTCTTTATTTGCCCAATATGCTGCTGACATTTTACCTTTAGCGATATTAGCAGCATGACGTGCTTTAAAACTAGAACGTCTTGCTTCATCTGCTGCCGACTCACCCGTGCGGGCAGGTGATCCACTTACGCCTTGCTGCCCAAACCGTATTAACTTAATAGTTTCTCCTTCTTTTGCTAATACTACATGTGATTTAGTAGGATGGTTTGGTGTGCGCTTTGGTTTATTATAACCTTCAAATTGCTCACCACGATAGGTAATACTCATTTGCGCTTTGGTTTTTTAGCAGTTTTAGCAGCAGCTTTGAAATCATCAGCAGTAGGGCGATCTGGATCACCTTTACGTGACATGCGCTCTTTACTACCGGCTTCAATGCGTTCTTGTTTTGCGTGGATATTGGCATAAAGGCCAGGCTTTTTAGGTTTGGGCACCGTAACGTTTGCGGAGGTCACTTAATGATACCTCGGATCCATCATCACGTACAAGTTTTGCGATAGCTTCTTTACCGTTGGTTTTTTCTGCCAGCATCCTGAAATACGGCACTTTTTTAATTCCAAGTGCATCGGCTTGACGCTTAAAAAAGTCAGCATCAGATTCATCAGATCGCTTTTTAGCTAACCATTCGCCATATGTCATATTAGCTGGTACTTGACCTCCAGCACTAGCACGAGTAGCTGAAGTTGAAGGTGGCAAAATGTCTGAGTCAATTATCGCAACAGTAGTACTACGGCAATTAAAATGTTGCGGTGGTTTTGGACCTTTACCATATTCAAATTCTTGGCCATCTAATGCACGGCAAATGCTACTGGTACGAGTATCAAGTGTAGCGATATAACGATACTTTTTAGTAATATCTTGATTAGCTTCATATACTTGTTGGCTGGCAGCATTAGCAACTTGGTTAACACTTGTACGAACAAGTGTAATAATTTGATTATCGGCCATTGATGTAGATTGACCGCCTTTTGCTACTATATCTTTAATACCAGCCGCTCTTGTCGTTACTGGTTCGCCAAACCGCAATCGATCTTCACTGCGTTCAAGTGTACCAATTAACCGTTTAGCTATAGCTGGAGTGGTTTCACCTGTTAATAATCCATTACGTACTACCTGACTAAACCGCTCTGCTTGATCTTCTGCAATACCACGAAATGTTTTCTCTACTGCTTTTCCATTTGGTAATGTAATCATCGTACCTTTAGCTGCAGTCAAGTTAAAGGCACCAGTACCAGCCTGTCGTGCTAATGCCTCTGTGCCATAAACCGACTCAAATAAATCATCACTAAGTGCTACTACGTTGATTTGTGTTGGATCAGTTGTTACTACTGATTGCGCAAATTGCGGACTAATTTCTACCGTATTAACTACAGTACGAATCCCGGCTGGTAATACCTTACGCAATTGTTCCGTAACAAAATCTGATTGTAATTCTGCTAATCCCTGTAATTCAGTAGATAATAATGTAATACTACCACCAACCCATGTATTAAGGCTATCTTTCAATTGTGTAAGTATTGCACGTAGCCGTGCAGCCTTAACTGGTGCCGTTAGCTCATCAATCGTTCGTAATTGATTAACTGCATCAATAATAATATCATTATAAGTTATTATTATTTGTTTAGCAACACTATTGCTATATCGATTTAAGTCAATTGCATTACGAAATAATTCTGCTGGTATTGTCATTCAGCCCTCCATTTGCAGTAGCGTTTAATTCTTCTTCAATATTAAAATCATCGCCTAATACTTCCCCATCCGATAATTGTTGTAATAATGTTTCTTGTGTAATAGTGCTAGCAGTATAAAGTTGTAGTAATGCTTGGATTTCTTGCGGTTCTAGTCTTGAACCAATAAAATCACGATTTACTAAACAACTACCAGCCGCTTCGGTATTACCTAAAAATTGTGCATGATATTGTAAACAATTATCTATCATGTCTTGCATATTCTGCGCAATCACCATCATAGTGCTATCACCTTGACTACGATCAATTCGTTTTGCTTCTGCAGTTTCAGCCGATAATTTTTGACCTAATACAGCAGATAATCCTAATTCATTAATTTGTGTTGCTAATTGCTCAAGTCGTTGAAATTGATATTGAAAACTACTTCCACCTGGTTCGATATATTCTGCACGACCATCAGCCGGAAATGCAATTGCCTCTCCTGGCCCTGCTGATACTTCCTCAGCCGCAGACGGAAACCCATAAAATGCTAACATCGGCACTGCACTAATATGTAATTGGTTATCAAGATCTGATTGGATTTGATAAGTTTTAAGATTTAATTCTGCAATATCTTCTAATGGCGGTCGTGATTCTAAATACCCTACACGATTAGAATATGCAATGCTAAATGGTATCTCCGTAACGCTAGTAGTTCCTTCATCAATAATTTGAAATGTACCTTTATCTTGTTTTTGATGTAATTGATATGCGCCTGGTGTCAATACTCGAATTTGTTCTACTGCCTTTTCGCCATATTTACCATCATCTAATAGTACAGATTCAAGTAACCGTAACATAGTAAGTTGTTGTTGGCCATTTTTTACTTCTGTACGCCAACCTAAAATTTGTCTTGGAGTATATGTACACCAATATGGACGGCCACCATTAGATGGCGCATCAACTAATACGCCAACATGCCCATAACGTACTAATTTACGTGAAGTTTCATATGTCCATACATTAAGGTCATTACCTTGTAAATCAACGTCAAATAATTGTTCACGGATGATATCGCTAGTATCATTTAAACGTATTGGTTTACGCGTTAACATCCCGGCCAACATCCGCTCAAGCCGTTGATAATATGGTGGTACTACACTACGAGCTAAACGGTTATCATAAGATTCATCTAGTTCACGTGGTTCTTGCGGTAAATACCGTCGATGGCGGCGTCTCATCCCATAAGTACCTTGCAGTAAGTCTTCAATTAAAATCCAATGTGGTTCTTGCGCGTACCATGCAGTATTAGGATCATTAACATTGGAAACCTTACGGGTTGCTGTTGTGCGCTCGTAGAAGTTGTAACCGGTGTACATGATTAGTAAAGTCGGATACCAGTGCTACGGCCTGCGCCGGCATAAAGCGGATTAAATTCGCGCCATACTATATATCCTAGCGCATCATTCATATGATCAAAACCTGACTCTTTATCTGGTTCACCTTTATCAGTATAGCATTGTAGCTCTAAACATTCGATTAACCGTTTACATCGTTGAAAAACATTAAGCCTAATTTGACCTTTACCATTTTCTAATAATGCTTGTACTGCCGCAATCCGATCACGTACCGGTGGATTTGCTCGTGGTGATTGATTGATCATGCCATAAGTTTCTAAAATTTGAATATCAGTTTGAGTTGCATTGGTGCTGCGGTTACCGCCGCTGGCGTCTGGATAACCATAAAGACGTTGGGTTGGATAACGACTGCGAATTTCTTGACCAAGTGCATCTGTATCATGCGCACCACTGATTTCATCAATCACAATTAAGCTATTATCAATACGCACACTAATAACTGCCGACATATTGCCAATATTAAAATCAATGCCAATTCTTAACGGTTCATTGTCAATATTTGGTAATTTAGTTATGACATGTTTATTGCGATTAAAGCGATCATATACCGTGCCAGTAGCTAAATTTACAAATTCACCATCAAGGTATGCTCGTAATAAACTTGGATCATAATTAGCTTCTAAACGCTCAATAAAATCTGGCGGCAGATGTGGATTATCAGCAGTACGCATTTTTATTAATCGTTTATCAGTACGTTGCTTTGCCTCATCACTACCAAATGTATTCCACATCCACCTATATCCTTCTGGTGTTGATGCAACTGCAAATTGCCTTACGTTTCCGGCACGTAAACGTCCTAATATTTTAGGAAATGCTTTATTAGCAATGCTTGGCGCTACGGTATCGATCTCATCAGCTAATACCCATGCAAGATTTAAACCAATAATCCTGCTCCAGTTTTCAAAACTACGGCATAAAATTTTAGTATCGCCGTTTGGAAGATGAAGCATATACTCTGGCAATGGTGATGCACGAAATGTATATGGTATTTCATAATGCTCTAAAAACTGATCAAAGTCGTTTTGCCAAATATCACGTATTAATGGTCCAGTAGGTTCCATTACACAACCAATAAAACCTTGATTAGCAGCTGCCAGTATTACGGCTTTAGCACATAATGCACGTGTTTTACCCGCACCATAACCAGCACTAATACCAAGAATTTCAGTTGATATATCATCTACAAATGCAAGTTGACCTGGATGTAGGTCTGATT